GTGGTTATACTTATTTATACAAGAAAAGGGGCATTTTAGTGCCCCCAATCTTTTGCTTGAATAACCACAAACAAGCGTCATTATTTATGCCCCAGTTTCAATCTCCTTTCTCAGTTCATTTTTGATCTCTTCCTTCCTCTTGTTCCACTTAGTATCTTGTATACTTTGCTGCTGAGATTTCACTGCATCCCTTCTCCTTTTCTGAAGTCTTTGCTTTGCTTCTCCAGGATCATATGCCTCATTTCTTGCAGGTGGTAATGCTTTTTGTGCCTCTGGTTTTTTGGCGGGTGGTAATGCTTTTTGTGCATTTGGTTTCTTATCAGTTACATCTCTAACTGCCACCTTTTTGATAGCAGATGCCGCTGGTTTCTTTGCAGCAGGTAATGCTGGTCTCTCTGGTGCTGGTCTCTTTGCTTCGGGTCTCTTTACCTCAGGTCTCCTTACTTCAGGTCTCCTTACTTCAGGTCTCTTTACCTCAGGTCTCTTTACTTCAGGTTTCCTTACTTCAGGTCTCTTTACCTCAGGTTTTGTTGCCTCTGGTTTCTTTGCAACGGGAACCTCTTTCTTTGCAGGTCTTTCTTTAATTTTATCAGCAACTCTTTGACCTGCTGACTTAACCTTCTCTCCAGCACCTTTTGCTACAGCACCAGCACCTTTTGCAATGCCTTTTACAGTCTTTGCTGTAAGTTTTGCACCTGCTTTACCTGCTTTACCTACAAGTTCACCGCCAGCATCTACAAATCTTTTTGCTGCTGCTCTTTGTGATGCTTGAAAACCAGAAGAATCGCCAGAGGTAGTAGCAGTCAATGCACCTCTGTTAGGTGCAGCATCCTCTTGAAATTGCTGGAAGGTTTTCATTCTCTGAACTTTACTCTATCAATTTATTTATTACCTTTTAGTTTAGCAATAAAGTTCTTAGCAGACTCAAAGTTTCTACAGTATTTGATTACACTGCCGTGCTGAATGATTGCCAGTTGTGTCTTGCTACCCACCACAGGTATAGCAGCAATCATATCCTCATCATTCCAGTTCTTACCTATAATAAATCCAGGTGATCCTGGTTTAGCATCAAGAATCGTAGGATGTTCAAACTGAAGATACTTCATATCGTTGACCTATTTTATACTTTGATAAAAACCCGTGATTTGGTTGCAGCGAATGACCCATAGCACTCTCACAAGTAGAATTGCAGAAAAATCAGGGTTTGCTCCAGTGACCGACAGGGGTTCTGGAGCATTACTTGCGCACCACACTGATGGCAGGTTCACCCTTCTCAAACACGGTATCTACAACTGCTTGAACACTCTTTGCAGTGCTGATGCCCACTTTGTCATACACAGGCACACAAACAAGACCGAACTGTTTGTCCATACCACCCAGTCGAATAACCCGACCGATAGTCTGACTGATGCCAATGTAATCCATATTGCGCATAAACAATACTGCCTCAAGACCGCTCACATTGATACCCTCAGCAAGGATACTGTGGTGCATCACAACAAACTTCTTGCCAACTTCTTTGCCCCAAGCATTAAGAGTCTCGAAGAAAGTTTCACGGTCAACCTTCTTGCCGTTGATGATTGCACCAGTCTTAGATGTAATATACATCCAAGAATAACCACGCTGTTGCAGTTGAACACAGAAGTCAGATTCGGACACCAACTTCACAATCTGCTTGGTAGAACGAGCACAGATAAGAATCTTGTTCAAAGAGTTCTCATCAATAGTCTCCATCATATTGCTAGCATCACGCTCTGCAATCATCTGCTTGTCTTGAACCATCTCCAGTTGTTTCACAACAACCTTAGGGGGCAAGATGTAACCCTCTTTGACCATCTGAGTGGCAGGGACTTGTGCAATCACCTGACCATAGACCTCAGGCATATTCATACCTGGTTTAGAAATAGTCAGAGAATGCTTCGGGGTAGCAGTAAAGAAGTAGGACCGTTTTGCCTCTGCACTGAAGTGCTCAACAGCAGGAAAGAAGTGCCGTTGAACACTGTTATGTGCCTCATCAAAGTAGACAGTATCAACCTTGATTCCTGCCTCTTGAATACGATGCAGGGAGTGATAGGTAGTAAAGATCAACTGGTGCACATTGAGTGCCTTGCAGACAACATCGTGCGACCTGATTTGATCTACCTTAGTGGTGCTGAAGTGATGAGTTTCACCACTGTGAACGTGCATCACTTCGACATTATCAATGTGCTCAAGATACTCGGAAGAGAGTTGCTCAGCAAGCAAAATACGAGGAGCAACAACTACAATAGTCTTGTGAGTATCAGAAGCAAACTGTTTGACAGCATCCATAATGCCGACCAATGTTTTACCCGCACCAGTCGGGTAGATCACTTGCCCTTTGTTGTATTTTGCAAGGGCACTGACACCTTTCTGCTGATGTGGACGCAACTTGATCATCAAACTCACTCTTTACAATATAAAAACAGTTTGGGGGCAAGTAACAATAATGCCCCCAGATATTATATCACTATTCCTCTTCTTTCTTCTTACCTGCTTGCGAAGGACCAACCCAGACGCGACCTTCTGCATACCAAGTTTTAACCTGAGCACGACGAAGTTCCAGCAGTTGGGCATAACGCTGCTTCTGCTCAGAAGTCCAAACCAGGTTCTGATGACGGATGACCTGAGTTTTCAGGTCCAGCATTTCTTGAACGATAGACATAATGATGTGTGTCTCTACACTAGAGTAACAATTTGGAGGCAAGCAATTTTAACTGCCTGCGATTTTAACACTTTGATATTATCTTGGTATTCTCTGAATACCAATAACCTAGGAGCAGATCTCTCTAGGTGTGGAGGAAGTTGTAGAACGCAATACTGCTCACAAATAAAGTCAACAACACCTTCGTGACCCCTATATTCTACAAGGTCTCCCTCATTTAGTTTCATACAAATGCTGCCTCCAATGGGTTCAACTTAATGGGCATAGATGTATATGGAGTTGTATTATTTACGTCTACCTGATTACCTTGCTTGGTTGCATTGATAGGCGCGTAATAGCATCGCTTTTTTGTATCGTAGAATCCCCAGATACAATGACATTCATTATGATCATTGTAGACAAACCCACGCTCATATACAGTCCAAATTGATACCACATTACTTTTAAATTGTAATGTCTCATATCTATATCCTTTTGGTGGTTGATGGGGAAAGTCATCAGGCAGTCCAATCATTTAGATTCTTTAATGTCTTGCAGTTTGAAAATCAATCCTTTGAGATTCTCAATCTCTTTGTTTTTTGATTCGATTGTTTCCTCCAGATGCTTAATAGTTGTCTGGAGGTTAATTAACAATGTTTCTGTTGACTGTGGTGTCATAAAAGTTAGGTGAGAAAAGAGGCAATAATCTTAGAATCCAAATCCTCAGTAATCTCGTATTTATCACCCTTAACAATATTCTCCCTCAGATGACCATAGTGTTCTGGGTATTGTTCATCATCAGCATCAGTGATTAGGTCAAAACATTCTTCATCACTTTCTGCAATTACATTCCACACACCGCCATACTCCGACTGTGGAAATGGAACAAAGTGATCTACAATGTAAAGAAATTTAGTCATTGACCTCTGTAAGTGATTTGTCTACTGTATCAGATTTTGGTGATGGTGTCAAGAGATTCAGTTGCCGCTGATATTCATACTTTAGCGGCAACAGATGTGAGGTAAGAAATCCAGTGTATTGAAGACCCTGAGATAACTCAAGCAGGTTTTCAATTTGCATTAAAGCAAGAATGATTTTCTCTTTCTGATTCACACAAATTCCTCTAGGTAATACTCTACAGTTACACCAATCTTTTCTGCTTCTATGTGGCAGACTTCCATAAAAAGTTCGAACTCTTCTGTGTTCATATTTTGTAGGGTTTCGTCAGTCATTGGAACTTACCATTAGTAAAGTTTGCAAAGGAGAATTGAGTGCGATCAACTAACTTAATCATACCATACTTGTTGGTCATTACAAAACCTTCTTGATTGACTTGCTCTTCGCCAACATATGCTTTCGGGCAGTTATAGACGATCATATCTTCAATCAGACTCTCTTTGATCTCAATAACCAACTGATACAGATTGGCAAGATAGTTACAACCAAGAATGTGAGTCAGAATCTCGTCAGTTAGTTCTTCACCAGCACGAATCACGGCATTGATACACTGCTTTGCCTCTTTTGCCTCCTTATTGGTCAGAAACTTAACGTTATCAGTTCCAACCTTCATAGAAGAAACACTTGGCACAACACGATCAACAGTAGGTTGAACAAAGTAACACCTCTTGGTGCCAATCAGTTCACCCTCAAGTGGGTGTGCCTCCATTTGATTGAGAATATCACCCGTATAATAGGTGTGTGGGGCAATAATAATGTGCTCCTCAATCTTCTCTGCAAACTTATAGGTCAGAGTGTTGGGCATATAGGTGTCACTGCCACCGAAACCAATGAAGTCGCCTTGATAAACGCCTTCAGTGTTAGGCAGACACTCGTAGCAAGCACATAGAATCTCAATCAGATTTGCTTGAGTCTCAATATCATAATGAGTGAAGATATCCTCAATGGTATAGCAAATCTTGATCTTCTTTTTGTTGAACACGCTCTTGGTGCCAACAAATGCTTTGCCGTTCTCAGGGTTCACACCCCAGACAATAGCAGGTGCACCGTCAATCTTTACAGAAATATTGCTGTCACGTTCATACAGACAATCAAAAACCCCGAGATCACCAGTGAGAATGGTGTCTTCAGGGTGCTCAAGGTGAGTTAGGGGCATAACGAAGTCTCTTTCAACTATGAAACACTTTAGAGGCAAGTAACATTATCAATCATCATATACTCGGCATTCGAGTGCATCAGGGTTTGCATCACAATATAATTCAAGGGGAGTGGGATCGTGACTATCTTCTGGGTGACGCTCTTTATAGTCCTCTAGATCGTGAAGTTCACCTTCAATGTGACGCCTCTGTTGTGGAGAAATCGTGGGATCTTCTAGAATTTTCTTATCCTTATCAATGTGTTGATTGATGTTTTCCATTGCTTTGTAACAAGATAAACTTATTTATTGAGGGGTGTTTGATTGCTTACCCTCTAAACTTCGCACCATTAGTTCAGTAAACTTCTCCATTTTATGGACAGAAACTGTGTGTGGTGCATAGGTAATTGCATCTTTTAGGGCAATTAATTCGTTCCACTCTTCTTCATTAAGAGTAGAAGAACTCGCTTTTGGCAGAGACATACGAGTGATGAAATGATATATCTAATTATACCATAAATGTTAGGATATCAAGATGACTTAATATTTAATTTAGATTTGAGAGATCTTTCTTTACAGATTCATTCAGTCATCAGCAAGATGATCAGCACATTGAAGAGTGTCACAAGGAGGACATTCTTTCTTAATATGATAAGCATCAATGGCACTTTCAAGTGCTTCTGTTACATTTTCCTTGAAAGAACGATAAGGAATGAAAACATCATCATCCTCAGTCTTATAGTCTTGGTGTGTTTCTTTGAACTTACGATCTACATCATACAGGAGAGTAGTTACAATGTCATTGATAACTTCAATAGACTTTGGTGTGAGTGAGTGCCACTCAAAACCAGGAAACATATCATCCTTGACACGATCCAGCAGTGCTTTCTTACAATGCCACTGACTATCAAAGATTTGGGTAAATGCTTCCCAATCATGTTGG